GTGACCTGAGGAGGAGCAACGAGGACGTAACCATCTTTGATCTTAGGAGCGCGGTTGACCTTGAGGGCAGTCGCGGCATCCAGAAGATCCAAAGCAGTCATCGCGGCGTTAGCCGTGGATGCCGCTTGGAAGTTGGTTCCGTTGGTTCCGTTCTGTGCGTAGCGCACGTAGGACGACGTGGAGACAGTCGTACCAGCAGTCGTGGAGGCAGTCGTGTTCAACACCAACGCGCGGTGCGAGAGGGTGTCGGCATGGAGAGCTGCATCTTCACCGAGTTGCTTAGTAGCCTGGGCCAAGTGATTGAATAGCTCGGTGGCCAGCAATACGTCGGTGAGGACGATGCTAGATCCGAACTGTTCCAACGTGGCTTCGACTGTGGAGAGGGTGAGCTGACGCTCGCCCGTACCAGCAGTAGGACTCGTGCCTTCCGACAGCGAGATGATTGAAGCAATGCTGGGGTTGTCGAATCGGAAGAAACGGACGGTCTTGTTGCCGCCAGTTTTCGTCGGATACGGAACCTTTTGGGCAAACTGCTCCATCTGGAGCAAGGGGATTTGCCTCTCTAAGAGTGACTTTGAGAAGAAGGCCTGAAACTGTGAAGAGACAGAGCCTGTAGTAACATTAGCCATTTTATTTTTCCTGTACCACTAACCTGTCAAACTCCCATCCTGTCTGCTTCCGCTGCCATTCGTAACAACTCCTTTTCCTGTTCATTGCTGGACAGTTCGTGAAACTGTTTCTGTCGGGCGGGTGCAGAAGGCTGACCGCTTGCCGGTGTCGTGGCCTTTCTAAGTTGAGCCAATTCTGACTCATACTTTGCAACCTTCTTTTCCAAATCGGAGGCGGACTCCGCTTTAAGCCTAATCTTGGCGATGCCCACCGCATCCTTAATCCCCGCTGGGTAGTTACGCAGGATGGCGTGGTTCTGTAGCATCTCCGATACCGCCTTGTAAAGTTTGGTGGAAGAGTCTTTGAGATCGGGGTTGGCCTCGACCTCTTCGTAAAGGTTCTTGTCCCAGGCGGACTTTAGCTCGCCTTTGACATTCTCCTCTTGCTCTTTCCTGTACTCAACCTCAATCTCGCTGGCTTTGTTTTCAGCGAGTTTTGCAAGATCATCGCGGCCTTCATCACGGTAGCTCTTTGCTGCTTCCCGATAATCTTCCGCGCTAAACTTGCGAGTTGAAGTTTGTTTCTCCTGCGCAGCAGCTTTTCCAACCGAGGCCTGGGCGGCTTCCCGCTCGGCCTGCAACTTGGCTTTCTCTGCTCGCAGTGTTTCCCATTCCTTTTCAAGACGCGACTTTGCTTTCTCATATCGTGTTGGCTTCTTTTCGGAAGCCGACTCCGACTTGGATTCATCAGATTGCGTTGTTAAAGAACTTTTGGTTGATACGGTTTCAGTCTTAGGGACTTCATCCGTCACCACATCATCTGATGTGGATTTAGTTTCGGTGGTTTCGGGAGTCGCGGGTGTCTCCAAGGTATCGCCGCTGGCCGTCTCCTTAGTTTCTGTTACCGCTTCAACTTGTGACAGGGTGGGCGCGAGTTCCGTGCCTTCATCTGCCGCCTTCGCTAAAGCCAATACATCTGCTTCGGATAGGTTAGTCAATTCCGCCATTTTGACCCTTTCTTACACTTGTCGGTAGGGAGTCATTCTACCTAAAGGTTATTCGGCTACTGGTTCATCCGATCCGTCCCCGTAGCCTGGGATGGCGGAGTTGAGTTTTTGGGATGCGAGCGATTCTAAGGTCGCAACACATGCCCTATATCCATTAGCACGCCCACACGCCTCCGCAAGTTCTTCTTGCTTTTTCATTACTGCGGATGCGTTTTGGCGTAAGGTAAGGTTCAAAAGTATAAGACTAAGCTTCTTGCCAGTAGGTGTGGACAGAAAGTTTGTCCACGCCTTCTCGTCTTCGCTGTTCCACGCAGGCTCGTTAACCCACTCTTGTTGGCGAATAAAGGATAGAATGGCGCGGAGTTTTCTCATACTGGTATTGCCCAGCTATGGTCGGCAAACAGAAACGCTTCTTTGCCTGGGAAAACCTTGGAAACAGCATCGTTAACAGTCTGCATATTGTAATCGTGTCCAGACATAATCCCGCCAGCCTTCACCTTGGGTAGCCAGCCCTGTATGTCTTGCAACGCCATTTCATGCTGGTGATTGCCGTCAATATAAACAAAGTCAATTGATTTATCTGGCACTAGAGCCAGCGCATCTAAACTCTTTTGCCGAATCGTAGTGATGTTTTGTTTGTCTTTAATCCTTGCCAGATAGGACTGGTACACCAACTCAAGACTGCAAGAGTTGCTTGCACAGTCAGCATCATCATATCCATCAATCCAAGGATCAACGGCGATGACTTGCTGGAAGTAATCGGCAAATATAATTGTCGCTTCCCCGCCGTATACCCCAACCTCAACTGCCTTATCACAGGGGCAGTGCGCTTTTGCAAATTTACCGAGTGCATGGAGTGCGTCTTGTTGCGACGCTGGACGCATTAAGGGTACGCTCAAGCAGGCATCGGCGCGGCCTGTTGCATCGGCTGACCCTCAGTAGGTGTTGCCCCTACCGCTTGCCCTTGTTGGCGAGTGTCTGCCTTGGCCGCATCACGAAGCTGTTTCTGGATAGCGCGGGATGTGTTGGGATCGATCTGTTCCAACGCCTGCAAATGCTGTTGTAAGTGCGCCATTAGAACTTGCATTGCACTCTGGTCGACCGGCTGCTGGCGGAGTTGAGCCGCTTGGTTAAATGCGAAGAGAACAGATATATGCGCTTTGTGATCGTCGCTAGGCTTGATTGCGACTGGGAATCCAGTGGCGAGCATCGTTGCAATCTCAGTCGCTTGATCTTCAGCTTGGTCTCCAGAAGCGGCTTGCGGATCTTGGAAGAGTCTGCGGACCAGCGAGGGATCGTCTTGTTCAAGCACCGACTTTACCAACTCGCCTTGGTTGACAAAAGGATTATTTTGGAACATCTGCATCCGCGCTACTGACTTCTGTAAGGCAAACTGGCGGTTGATAAAGTCCAGCCCGCCCTTTGGCTCAATCGAATACTCGGCGTGGATGCCGTCTGGAACCATCTGACCAGTCTCTTCAGCGTACCTAAACAGCAAGTCCTCCTTGGCGTACTGCACATAAAGCGACCAGCACTGCCTAAAGAGGTGTGACAGGCTCATCCTAAAGATGCGGTTGCGCAGATCGCCCGAAGCAGCGGCTTGGGCTTGGATAGCGGCAACCTCAGTCGCAGTCTTGCGATCCGAGATTTGGTACTGCGAGCTAGCACCCATATCAAACTGACCCATGCGCTGTTCAGCCGACATCTTCTCATCCATCATCAAACGCTGGAAGTCGAAGGGTGGTTGGCTAAATTGAACGGGCTTTAAGCCTTGGGGCAGGATCTGCCCAGGCTGCATCTTTAGATTGGCCGTGTTGAGCGAGATCGGATTCTGTGCTTCAAAGACGGGTCGGTTGGCCAGTTCAACGTAGTCGCTCAATGAGTTCTTGAGTTTGTTGAGCAGGTTCTCACCAGGGAGGAGGATTTCTGCGACTCCTCTGGGACTGTACCAACCGCCCCCTGTCAACTCATAGGGGAAATCGACAAAAGGTGGTTCGCCGTGTTCGTAAGGTAAGGTGAAAGGTTTTCTAACATCCGTCTCCACATCCAGCGGGCTGTAGGTTTCAACCTTCCAGCCGTCCTTGGACGGGGTGTAAAGTTCCCACAAGATGATAGTATCATTGCCCGACTCCTGCGTAATCCCCTCCCGCCTGTAAATCTCATCTTGAATCTCGCTGCGTAAGCCAACCGATTCGTTGACCTTGCCGCTGATACGTTTGACAAATTCCTTGTCCTGCTTGTAAAGCGAGTTGGTCTTGTAGCTGTCGACTGAAATAGAAATGATGTGAACGATGAAATCTGCATCTGCCAAGTTCTTGCAGTAAGCCGGTACGACCACGTGGAACGGGTCAATTGCCTCAAAGGCAATCTGCTTCTTGTCCTCGTTCCAAACGACCTTGGCTAACCCGCGCCCGTAGAGAAGCAAGTTGTCGATGACCGAAACAATCTCTTTCTGGAAGTTAGACTGCTCGCGCATCTTGTA